GATCCGTTTGGATCGCAAGCCGGTCTCGGCGGTCTTCGTGTTCCTCGGATCATCGCGAACGTCGAACCGACGGACCGCGTGGGTTACATGACACCCGACCCCGTTAATGGGGATATGAATCGTTATGCACTTCTACTGCGCGAGGAAATTCGAACCGCACTCGGCGGCGTTGATGAAATATCGATTAGCGCCGGTGCCACTGCGACTGAGATTAAGGGCCTTATGGGCCGGGCTCAGGCGACTGCTCTTCGTAAAAATAAGAGCTTTTTGAGCTACGGCTTCTGCCGTCTTCTGGAGATGATTATTTATCACCAGGAGCAAGTCTTCCGCGAAAGCTTTATTTCGGTTATGGGCATGGCCCCGCCGAAAGAACCTAAAGAGGAAACTCCGGAGGCTACAGAGCGTTATCAAAAAAAACTAAGCAAGTACGAGCAGGATGTCGATCTTGCTATTCAAACTGCGCTATCAGAGAACAAAGTTCCCGGCGGTGTTTATGGTCTACCTCCCGATGGGGATAGGGCCGTAACTTATAGATTCCAGGGCGATGTTTATGAGGACACTGCCTACGACATCAACCAAAAATCTATCGTTGTCCGAAATTTACAGGAACTCGGTGTAGACAGCGTGGAAGCTCTGCGCTATCTCTTCCCCGACAAGACTGATCTTGAACGTTCGGAAATGTTGAAAGGTTTTCCCTTCAGAATGATCCAACAAACTCAGGCCGCACTACAAAATTTCCTGCTAACATTAAATCAGCTGATGCAGTCGCCGCACCCTCTTGCGCCGACACAGCCGCTAGCGGCGGACCCGAGGTTAAACATAACGCCTCTTCTCTACCGCACATTCGATCACCTAGCGCAAGAATTAACTTACTCGGGCAGCTATGAGCCAAGCGATCCCAGCTTCGACCCCGAGCCCGGTCTCCCCGGCAGTAGCGGTGCCCCAGGCGGCCCCCTCACCGGAAATGGGCTCAACCGCTTACCCGCAGTGGGTAGCGCAAACCTCTACCCCGGCGGTAGCTTCGGCAACTACAGCCCAAGCGCCGTCGCCGGCACAACTGGCTACGGCCCCTACTACCAACAGCCAGTACAACCAGTATCAGTCCGTCTCCTCCCCGAACAATCCGTGGGAAGCGGCGCTGGGCAGCCTGGACCGGATCGTCTCCCGGCTCTCCCCGTCCCCCAGCCAGACAGCGTTGTCGCCGCAGCTCCAAATGGAGCAGCCGGTTACTCAACCGAACAGTCTGACTACACAGGTCCCACAGCCCTGGGCTTACCAACCCCCTACGGCTCAGCCGACCTACTCCAACAACGTCTCTACGACCCAAATTTCCTCGCCGACTTCTACGGCGCAGGAGCCGCAGTTAAGCCAGGTAAGCGCCGCCGTCGTTAATCACTTCGGTCTGGAAGCTCCTGCGATTCTTAATCAATACTCCACGACGCTGGAAGATGCTCTGATTCAGCAGCATCAAACCCTGGAGCAGATCGCTACCCGTGGCATGGCCATGGAGCAAATCCTGACTGATCCCGACCAGCTGGCCGATTACACTAACCGGTTCTTCACCGAGGTGTACCCCACCGATCTGCGCACCGACGAGCAGATCGCCGCCGATAACGCCATGGCTCAGCAACAGCAAGCCTATCAGCCTAACTACGATCAGGTTCCTGCGGTCCCTGCAAACGCAACCGCTGGTATGCCTGCTCAGGATCCCGACAGCACTTGGCAGCAATTCAGCCAGGTGATGAATCAGTCTCCTGATCAAGCTTGGCGTTATCTGAATAACATGTCGCCTGACGCTCTGCGCTCCAAGCTGTTGTTCCTCGACGGCAACTGATGTACTCTTAGCTTGGATGCCTTGGACGAGGCTCCGGGTGATGGAGCAAGCCCTCGCTTAGGCGGGGGTTTTTTATTGATAAAATCAATTAAATACTTTTAAAACGATGCCTTTTAAATCCGAAAGTCAGCGTAGGCTTTTTCATGCAAAAGCTGAGCGGGGCGAGATATCTAAATCAAAAGTAGAAGAATACGAACGAAAAACCAAAGGCAATTTGCCCGAACGCGTGGGTAGACGTAAGGAAGCCAAGCGCAAGGCAGTAAAATACAAGCAAAGCAAAAAGAGCTGATCGATGCCTAATTCTCTTCAACGTCAGCGGCGTGCTGTCGGCGATAGCGCCGAAGTGACTCAGCTCAAAAAAGAGCTCGAAGATCTAAAGGCAAGCTACGCTCGCGACGTCGCTTTAATCTCAGCGGATATTCGAGAAATTGCAGCCCGCCTGGATACGCCCGCAGCTGATTCGACACCTGCAGATTCAGCGACCGCTTAGAATTAAGGCAGCTGGGCTGCCGTAGTGTACGTTCCTTTTAGAAATTACAAATACGATACCGGCCCTCATGAGGTTCAAAGCGGACCTGCTCATGAGGGCTATATCGTTGTTAGTTCTGGTATTCAAGATACAGGAGCTGATTTAGGGAAAATTGTTGCCGGTACACCTAACTACAGCGGATACTACAGCACTGATTGGCGACAAGTACCGCCTGCTATCTCCGGTTACTGGAATGATTATCAAGAGGTTCAGTACTCGCCAAGCGGTGTTTTAAGTTCTTATGACGGTTATCGTCCGGTTACTGTCGACACAATCGGCGGCGTAAAAACGAGCACGTTTACCGGCCCGAATTACGGCGTGCGCGATGCCGGCAAATATACATATTTTGGAGGGTCTGCACCGGATTCTCAAAATTATGATCCTTACGACACTCCAGGCGGTAATACCGGAGCACAAGGAATTACGGGCGGTGGGGTGACCCACGGTCGTTACGAGGGCGGTATCCTTACGAATGTTCTTGGTTCGCAGGGTACGTCTAATCGTTCTGAGTGGGTCTATAACCCTCCGGTGTACTGCCAGACATTCACACAGACTTTTAGGTCGCAGGAACCCGGCCTTATGTCTATTCCTTTCCGGTATATGTACAGAGGCCGTGCGGCTAAGTACGTGTCTAATTACGGTTCTATTTACTACCAACTGCCAGAGAGCGTACGTAATCTCAGCCGTAAGTTAGGTTAACGCTAAGAATGAGACAGCACCTATTGATTGGTAGTTAATTTGCTCTAAACTTACTTTGTAGTTTCTGGAGATATCGACAGTGTTTGTCGATAATGATTTCCCGAAGCTTCTCGGCGCCGAGCTTTACCGTCCGCACCCTGCGTACGTTGTAGAGATGGCCGCAGAACCTGTAGTCGTACATGACTTCAGTAAGCAGCCAGGCCAGACTGTGCAGTTAGACCGCTACAGGTTCTGGGGCAATCCGGGAAGCAAAGAGTCACGTGAGCGTACTGCTGAGCAGACCATTGGTACTGCCAACAGCCGCAACATTGTGAAGGACAAAGTGCTCGTGACCCTTCGCGAGTACACCGGTCCTGCAGATCCGAGTGATCCCACTTCGCCTAGCACTTTTAAGATTGCTCGCGAAACCCTCATTACCGCACAGCGTCTTCTGCTGGACACCGGCAACCTGACTGGCTTCCACCAGTCCATCGGTTCGCTGACCCTGCTCGACGATTATCGTCGTTGGCGTGACCGGGTGTTCATTAATGAACTCCTGAAAGCAGTTTCCAAAGGCCAAGCTTCCGACTCCCAAGGTGGTTACTACTACCCTGGCGATCTTGCCGTCGGTTCGCTGACCTACACCAACGCCGAACAAGCTAAGTTCGACGTTAAGGACGACCTGCTCCGCGTGGTTAAGTCCATGCGTAAGCGGAACGTGCCTACCTATCAGGATGGTTTCTATCGCTGCGTTTGCGATCCCACCTTCCTGATGCACCTGCGTCAGAACAGCGATTTCCGCGAGGTCGCTCGTTATCCTGGCAACGGTCAGATCAACCCCCTCATGTCCGGTATGCAGCCCAACGCTGCTATCTACATGGGTCAGGGCTTTGGGCAGGCCACCTTCGTGGCTGGTGAGCCTATTATGCCCACCGGCTTCGTGTTCGAAGGCGTTCGCTTCTTCGAATCTACCAACATGCCCTCCCAGTCGCAGACTGCCACCATCGGCGGTACTGGTGCTACTTACGAGAGCGCTATTGGTATGTTCTTCGGTCCTCAGAGCGTGGGCGTCGGTATCGGCGGCAACAACGCTCAGGTGCTGTTGAACAACAATGACGACTTCAGCCGTTTCATCATGATGATTTGGAGCCTGTACGCAGGTTTCGAACTTCTGAACGCTGATTTCGCCACCGTGGCTTACTCCTTTAACGCTTGAGGAGGTAACTAACGATGGCAATCAACTCTAACCAGCTCCAAGTTGCCAAGATTTATCCTGGTAACTACACCAACGTTCTTCGTTACTGGCACGAAGAGAAGTCC